CTTCCTGGTGCCGATGCTGGCGCAGACCGGCGTGGCGCTGTTCGTCGACTGCGACATGCTGTTCCTGGGCGATGTGGCGGAACTGTTCGCGCTGGCCGATCCCGCCTACGCCGTCCAGGTGGTGAAGCACGACCACCGCCCGTCGCGCGACTGGAAGATGGACGGCGCCGTGCAGCAGGTCTACCCGCGCAAGAACTGGTCGAGCGTGATGCTCTTCGACTGCGACCATCCGGCGAACCGGCGCCTGACGGTGCGCGACGTGTCGCGCCGGCCCGGGCGAGACCTGCACCGGTTCTACTGGCTTGCCGATTCCGAGATCGGCGCGCTCGACCCGGCATGGAACTGGCTCGTCAACGAGCAGCCGCGCCCGGCCGACGTGGGCATCGCCCACTTCACCAACGGCGGCCCGTGGCTGCCGGGCTGGCCGGGCGCAGAGAACGACGACATATGGACCGCCGCGGCCGGCCGGTCCGTATCCGAGAACCAGCCGCCGCGATGAAAGGCTCCCAATGAGCAAGGCTCCCCCGACCAAGACCGCCAAGACGCCGCCGGCCAAGAAGGCGAAGGCACCGCCGACCAAGCGGGCCACGCCTCCGGCCAAGCGCGCCAAGGCCCGCTGAAGGAACGCCCGTGAAGGTCATCACTCCCGCCGCAAGCGAACCGATCTCGCTGGCCATGGCGCGCAAGCAGTGCAAGGTGGACGCCGAAGGCTCGCCGCCGGCGCACGAGGATGATGATCTGATCGTCGTGTTCACCAAGGCTGCGCGAGAGTGGTGCGAGGGCTACCTCGGCGTCGCTCTCGCGCCTGCCTTGGTCGAAACCTACCTGGACGCCTTTCCGTCGGCTGAGATCACGCTGGAGGGCGGCCCGGTGCTCGCCGTCGAGGGCGTGCACTACTTCGACGAGGACGGCGTCGAGCAGACCCTTGATCCGCTGACCTACCGACTCGACACGACGGCCGCCGTGGCAGTGCTGCGCCTCGAGACCGATCAGGAATGGCCGGCCACCGAAGACACCACCGACGCGGTTCGCGTGCGCTACTCGATCGGCTACTCGCTGCCCGACGACAGTCCGCAGGACGCGCCGCTGCCGGCGCTCGCCAAGTCGGCGATGCTGCTGCTGATCCGCCACCTGTACGACAACCGATCGCAGACCGTCGAGCGCAACCTCCAGGTGATCCCGTTCGGCGTGACCTCGCTTCTGAGCATGATCCCTGGAAAGGTTCGGCGGGGATTCGCATGAGCGACCTGAACCAGCGCGTGCGCATCGAGCGCCGGGTGAAGTCGGAGAACTCGCGCGGCGAAGTCACCTACACCTGGGAGACGGTTGCGACGGTATGGGCGCGCGCAGTGCCGCTGCGAGGCCGCGACTACTTCGCCGCGGCGCAGATGCAGGACGAGGTCACGACACGGTTCCGGATCCGCTACCGGACGGGCCTCGATTCGTCGATGCGCGTGGTCTGGAAGGATGGCTTCTACGACATCAAGGGCCAGCCGATCGAGGTCGACGGCGAGCGGGTATGGATCGACCTCATGTGCAAGGCCGGCCCGCAAGGGGAAAGGTGATCCGATGACTGACGGAGTGAACCTCAAGGTCGACGGCCTCGAACCGCTCAAGGCCGAGCTCGCCAAGCTCGCGCCCGAGATGCGCAAGGGACCGGCCAATCGCGCGCTGCGCGCCGGCGCCAAGCCGGTGCTCGAGCGCGCATTCGCCGAGACGCCGATCCTGCCGGCTGACGTTTTCAAGCGCGGCAAGATGATCCGGCGCGCGGGCACGCTGCGCCGCGCGCTCAAGATCCGCGCGAGCAAGGACGTCAATCGCACGGGAGACGTGGGCGTCTTCGTCAACATCAAGCCGCTCAAGAAGGGCGCGATCCAGGCCTTCAAGGAGGCCACGGGACGCCGTGGGTCGGACAACCCGGACGACCCGTTCTATTGGCGCTGGGTGCACTTCCGCACGCGCAGGAACCACAACCCGAAGCCGTTCCTGACCATCGCAGGCAACGCCGTGCTGCAGAGCACGTCGCTGCCGATCATCACCGAGTACCTGCGCCGGTATTTCGCGCGGCTCAACGCCAAGGTGCCCAAGTGACGGGCGGCGAGCGCGTGCGCGCGGCGCTCATCGGCGGCAGTCCGCTCACCTCGGCGGGCACCAAGGTCCGCCAGGACGCGGCCGACGAGCAGGACGACTATCCGTTCATCATCTTCCGCCGCACCGAAGTCGATCGGCAGCGCGGCCTCGTCGGCGAACTGCTGGCGGTGCGTGAGACGTTCCAGGTCGAGTGCTGGGGCGAGAACCGCGAAGCCTCGGATGTGCTCGAGGCCGAGGCCGTGTCGACGCTCGAGGCGGCCGGCCTGTATCCCGATGGCAACGAGCCCGACGGCCTCGACCCCGAGGTCCGCGTGCGCGCCGCCGTCTTCAGCGTCGACGTCTGGACGACTCCGGACATCGGCTGATCACTGTTCCCCACTTCCCGCCAGGCGGCGGCCGGCTTCCGCAGATCGGTCGGCCACAACCTCGGGATACGCAGCCGGCGGTCGGAAAACACCGGCACGCAGCGACGCGAGTGAACAAGCCGCTCAGGGCCCTCCTCCCCAGAGTCAGCGGCGGGCGCTGCGATCCATTCGAGTGAGTCCGGCACCGCCCGGGCTCTGACCCAACCTGGCCGCCTGCGGGCGGCCTTTCCGTGTCCCCAACCCGCCGGCGCTGCCGGTGTCTTCACGTCCGAAAGGTAGTTCCATGAGCAATCAGATCATCGTCGGCAGCGGCGTTCGGGTCGAGATCGGCCTGACCGAGAGCGCGCCCAAGACCATTCAGAGCATCGCCAAGTCGAGCCCCGGTGTCGTGTCCTCGTCCGGGCACGGTCTGGCCGCCGACAGCGCCGGCTACTTTGCCAACATCGTCGGCATGGACGAGATCGAGGGCCAGGCGGCGCGCGTCGGCGTGGGCGGTTCGCCGACCGCCGACAACTTCTCGATCGAGGACGTCGACACCACCGACTACTCGGATTTCACGTCGGGAACCTTCGTGCCCATCGCGACGTGGGCGACGCTGTCGCAGTCGACGCAGTACGCGATCGGCGGCGGCGCGGCGAAGACCGAGGACGTGTCGTGCCTGATCGACACGACCGAGAAGCTGCTGTCGGTCAAGAACGCCGCGGAGACGGTCACGATCGACATCCGCTCGCTCAAGGCCGACAACGCCGCGATGACCAAGATCCGCTCGGTCGCGCGCGCGCTCGGCTACCTGGTGTTCCGGATCACGTTCCCGGAGACCGGCGAGCAGCGCCTGTTCCGCGGCCAGCCCTCGCTTCCGGGCGAGAGCGTGGCGCAGGGCGCGACCGGCACCGGCCAGCTGTCGGTGACGGTCTCGGGTCACGTCTGCCACCTGACCTGACATGGACCGCCGCGCTCTACTGGCTGCGCTCAAGCGCAGGCGCGAGAAGTCCGTCGATCTCGGCGGGGGCAAGAAGGTCTTCTTCATGCGCCCCGCCGAGAGCGACATGCCCCGTCTGCTCAAGGGCGACGAGGACGCGAAGCGATGGGAAGTGACGCTCGCCGACGTCCGAACCTACGTCTGCGGCTGGGAGGGCTTCACCGAGGCCGACATCCTGGGCGCGACGGTCGGAGCGTCCGACGTGAAGGTCGACTTCGATGCCGAACTCTGGTCCGAAGTCGTCTCCGACGACCTGGAGATGATCAACACCGTGGCCGAGGCGATCCTCAAGTCGGTCGTCGACTTCATCTCCGAGAAGGCCGAAGTCGAAAAAAACTCCGCGCCCGCCTAGAGCAGCAGGCGGGGGCGAAGTTCGAAACCGGCGGGCCGGTCTTCACCCACGAGGACGACGTCGCGCTGCGCATCTTCAATGCGGCCGCCGACGGGAACGGCGGCATCGACTGGACGGCCGTCGTCGACCTGTTCGCGCCCCTGTGGGGCGTCGACGACCTCGACGGCCTGATCGAGCGGCTGCTCGTCATCAAGCTATTCCAGCCAGCCCACGCGGGCTTGGCCGGCTGATCCTTCACCTGGGCGCGCCATGGCACTTGCATCGCTGACCGTCGACCTGACGCTAGGACTCGCCAAGTTCGAAGGCGACTCCGGCAAGGCCGCGCAGATCGTCGCTCGCGACTTCGAGCGCATGTCGCGCCCGGCCGCGGCGCTGCAGAAGTCGATCGAGCGCCTGGCCGCGTCGGCAGGCCGGACGAACACCGAACTGCTGACCATCCGCGCGGCCACGCTCGGACTGAGCGACGCGACGATCGATCTGATCGGCAAGATCGGGGGCAGCAGCGCGGCATTCTCGAGCGCCGGCAGGCAGGGCGTCGCCGCCATGACGGCGGTCGGCGCGGCCGCCGAGGGCGCCGCGGCACAGTCCAATGCGCTGCTGACCACGCTCGTCGGCAAGCTGCGCGAGGTCGACGCCCAGGCCAAGGCGCTCAAGGCGAGCGCGGTGGCGCAGAACGAGGCCAAGTCGCTCACCGACGACGGTCTCAAGGTCCGGTTGGCGCAGATCAATGAGGTCGCCGAGGCCGAGCGCAAGCGCCTGATGGTCGCCTACGAGGCGGACAAGGTCGCCAAGGCGAATGCCGACGCAGAAGCGGCCCGGCTCGCGAAGCTGGCCGAGGCCAACGACCGGCTGAGAGCCTCGGTCGCCAAGCTCAACTACGAGCAATCCGCCAAGGCCAAGCTGAACGCCGACGCGACGGCGCAAGCCGAAGAAGAGGCTGCCGCACGCCGCGCCGCGGCATTCGATCGGCTGCGCCAGACCGTCGCCAAGCTCAACTACGAGACGGAAGCCAAGGCCCGAGCCAGCGCGGCGGCGGCGGCCGAGGCCGACGAGGCGGCCACGCGCAAGCGGATGGAGGCCTTCGAACGGCTCCGGGCCACGGTGGCGAAGCTCAACTACGAGCAGGAGCGCAAGGCACAGGCCGAGGCCGCATCGAAGGCGGCGGCCATCACGGCGAGCAACGACGCCTACATCGCCTCGCTCGAGAAGACCGTCGCCGCCATCGGCAAGTCGCGCTCCGAGATCGTCGCGATGGAACTGGCGCAGCGCGGGCTCACCGAACGCGGCGCACCCCTGGTCGCCAAGTTGCGCGATCTCGACGCCGCCACCGGCCAACTCGGCAAGCGCGCCTTCGCGTCGCGCAACCAGCTGCTGACCCTGCAATACACCATCGGCGACGTCGCCGCGTCGGCGGCGAGCGGCATCTCGCCACTGACCATCCTGCTCCAGCAGGGCGGCCAGCTGTTCGACGCCTTCGCCGGAGACAAGGGCGGCATCGCCAACGTCTTCCGCGGCCTCGGGCAACTCATCACGCCGTTCCGCCTGGCGGTCGGCGGCGCGGCGGCGGCGGTGGGCGCGCTCGCCTACTCGTTCGTCGAGGGCGCCAAGCAGAGCCGGGCCTTCAATGACGCGATCGTGCTGTCCGGCAACTACGCCGGCATCACCGAGGGCCAGTTCAACGCCCTGGCCAAGTCGGTCGCGGCGAGCGGCGAAGTCAACATCGCGTCGGCGCGCGAGTTCACGCAGGCGCTGATCGCCACCGGCGAGATCGGGCCGCAAGTGCTGGGCAAGGCAGCCGACGCCGCGGCGCGCTACGGTCAGGCCACCGGCAAGAGCGCCAAGGACGTCGCCACCGAGTTCGCGAGTCTGAACCAGGACGTGACCGCCGGCGCGACCAAGCTGAACCAGTCGCTGAATTTCCTGACGGCGGCGCAGTTGCAGCAGATCCGCACGCTGCAGGATCAAGGCAAGTCGGCCGATGCGCTCGGCCTGGTCTATGACCAGCTGAACGCCCGTCTGAGCAACCTCGAGCCCAACCTGGGGACGATCGACCGCGTGCTGCGCGGCGTGACGAACACCTGGAAGTCCTTCTGGGACGCCGCCTTCGACATCGGCCGTTCCGAGACCATCGACGACAAGCTGCGCAAGGCGCAGGAGCGCCTGGCCGTCGCCCGGGCCCAGGCCGCGGCGCCGCCGCCAGTGGACATCGGCGGCCAGTACGCGCGCGCCGCGAACGACCGGGTCGCCGCCGCCGCCGCCGAGGAACGCGACATCCTGCGCGCCAAGGAGCGTCAGGATGGCGCCGCCGCCGCGCTCGCCGCGACGGCAGCGCTCGACAAGCGGGCCGCTGCCGCCGACGAGTACGTCCGCGGCTTCGAGCGCCGCGCCAAGGCGGTGTCCGGCCTGAACCGCGAACTCGCGGAAGCCAAACGCCGATTCGCCGACCAGGACGCGCGTGCCGCCAGCGACCCGAACTACAAGCCCTCGAGCGCTGCGACGCGGGCCGCCATCCTGGCCAAGATCCGCGAGGACTACACCGACAAGAGCGCCGCCAACGAGGCCGAACAGGTGCTGAAGAAGCAGCGCGACCAGGCACTCAAGGACGTCGAGGACTCGCTGCGCCAGGAGCGCGCCGCCTACGCCTTCCAGAACCAGTACCTGACCGGCATCTACCAGCAGAGTCTCGTCAGCCTGGACGACTACTACGCCGACCGCAAGGCGGCGGCGGACGCCAACGAGCAGGCCCAGCGCGACGCCTTCGCCCGCTGTCCCAACATCTCCATCGACTACGCACTGATGGAACGCACCGCCCGCGCCGCCGTCGTCCCCTGCAGCCTGGGCTGGAGCGAGCGCGCCGCCGCCGCCGAGGCCGAGCTCGAGCGCCAACGCCGCGTGGTGCTGCTCGACCAGGAGCGTGCCGCCGCGCTCAAGGCGCTCGGCGACCGGGTGGCAGAGTACCGGGCGCAGCTGCTCGCGCTGCAGGGCGACGAGGAAGGCGCGGCGCGCATCCGCACCGAGCTCGCGATCGCCAACGCCCGCCTGTTCGCCACGCAGGCCGGCGGGCGCGTCAGCGACGAGGAAATCCAGCGCCAGGACCGGCTGCTGCGGATCGCCGACGCCTTCAACGAGGTGCTGCGTCGCAACACGCAACTCACCAATGCGGCGTCGAGCGCCGAGCGCGCCTACCTGTTCCTGGCAATGCAGCGCGGCGACAGCCTGCGCGAGAGCGAGGCCGCGGTCTACGCCATCCGGGCGCGCGCGATCCCGCAACTGGCCGAACAGGCGCGGCGCGCGCGCGAGCTCGCCGACGCCAACCAGGGCAACATCGAATACCAGCAGCGGGCCGCCGATCTGGCGCAGCAGTACGCCGAAGCGCTCTACGCCGTCGACCCCGCGCTGAACCGGTTGCGCGAGAGCGCGCGCTCGGCAGCCGAGGCCATCTCGGACGAGATCGCCGGCGCCATCAATGAGTTCAAGGGCTTCCGGCCGCTGATCGACGCGATCGGCAAGGATCTGCTGCGCATCGGGACCGACCTGATCATCACGCAGCCGCTCAAGGTCGGACTGTCGGGGCTGTTCCGGGGCATCTCCGAGGGCGACAACCCCGTCGGCAACCTGCTGCGCAGCGTCGCCGGCGTGCAGGAGAACGGCGCCGCGCTCGCCGCGGCGCAGAGTGCGCAGACCGTCGCCGTGGCCGCGTCGACGAATGCGCTGATCGCGCTCACCAGCGCGGCGTCGGCGGCGTCGGCGGCTCTGAGCGTGCAGGGCGCCCCGGCGGGCGGCCTCGGGTTCCTGTCCGCGCTCTTCCCGGGCGGCGGCATTGCCGGCAACGACATCGCCCTCGCGTTCCACACCGGCGGCATCGTCGGCCAGGCCGGCGCGCCGCGCGCCGTGCACGCCGGCGCCTTCATGGGCGCCCGGCGCTATCACGGCGGCGGGATCGCCGGACTCGCCCCGGGCGAAGTGCCGGCCGTGCTGATGGGCGGGCCGCGGGGGCAGCGCGAGGAAGTGCTGCGCGCCAGCGACCCGCGGCACAGCGACAACGGCGGCGGCCGCATGGGCATGAACGTGACGAACTACTTCACGATCCACGGCCCCATCGACCGGCGCAGCCAGGAACAGATCGCGGCGGCGGCCTCGCGGGGCCTTCGATCCGCCGCAGCGAGGTACTGACGCATGGGATTCCTCTCGCAACGCTTCCCCGATCGCATCGCGGCCGGCGCGGTCGGCGGGCCCGGGTTCAGCACCACGGTCGTCGCCACCTTCGGCGGCGGCGAGTCGCGCAATGCCAACTGGGCGGCCTCGAGGCACCGCTACAACGTCTCGCAGGGCATCAAGGACGACACCGACGCGCGGACCTGCGACGCCTTCTTCCGCAAGGCCCGCGGCCGCGCGCACGCCTTCCGGTTCAAGGACTGGACCGACTACCGGCTCGCGACCGCGGACAGCCGGATCGTCATGCTCACCACGACCACCGGGCAGCTGTGCAAGGTCTACGGCGCCGACGAGTCGACCTACGAGGAAGTGCGCGAGCTCACGCGCATCGTCAGCGGCACGATCCACGTCTACAACAACGGCGTGGAACTGGTGCAGGGGGCCGGCGCCGGCCAGTTCCAGATCGACCTCGACACCGGGATCATCACTTACGGCACCGCCCCCGGCGGCGCAACGCGCACGGCGGCGTGCGAGTTCGACGTGCCGTGCCGCTTCGACTTCGACGAGAAGCAGGCCGGCCTCGTGCGCCGCTACCCGGACGGTTCGGTGGCGCTCGCCTGGTCCGACATCACGATCGTAGAAGTCAAGGGCGAATGAAGACGATCAATGCGCCCCTGCTGGCGAACTACCAGGGCCACGCGAAGTCGCTGGCCGAGGGGATCCGCATCACGCGCACCGACGGCCAGGTGTTCCGCTGGGTGAACCACGACCGCGATGTCGATCTCTACGAGGACGACGGCAGCCCGAGCGCGCTGCACACCTACCTGTCGCAGCCGGGCGTGTCGCTCTCGTCGGTCGTCTCGACGGAGGGCTTCGCCGCCGACACGGCGACGATCACCGTGCTCGAGGACGAGGACATCACGCGCGCCGACATCCTGGCCGGGGTCTGGGACGGCGCCGAGGTCGAGGTGTTCCAGTTCAACTGGGCGTCGCCGACCGCCGGCCGCAACATCCTCAAGCGCGGCACGCTCGGCAACTTCAAGGCGATGCGCGGCTACTCGACGGTCGAGTTCCGCGACCTGCGCCAGCCCATCCAGAGCCAGCAGGAGACCGTGCTGCAGCCGACCTGCCGCTACAAGCTCGGCGACTCGAAGTGCACGGTCAACCTGACGGGCAGCCCCGGCTACACCGTCACCGGCACCGTCGACAGCAGCGCCAACCAGTACACCGTCACCGACGCCGCGCGCGCCGAGGCCGACGACTACTTCGGCGAGGGCACCTTCACCTTCACCAGCGGCCCGAACGCCGGCATGTCGCGCAAGGTCAAGACCTTCTCGGCCGGCGTGTTCGTCTTCTGGAAGCAGTGGATCTACCCGATCGGCGCCGACGACTACAGCGTCAGCGCCGGCTGCCGGCTGCGCTTCCAGGAGGACTGCATCGCCAAGTTCAACAACGGCATCAACTTCGGCGGCGAGCCCAACAAGGCGAACCCGGACAACCTGACGGCGCCGGTGCCATGATCGACCGTGAGCAGATCGCCGACGCTGCGCGCGGCTGGGTCGGGACGCCGTTCCAGCATCAGCAGCGCGAGCGCGGCGTCGCCGTGGACTGCGCCGGCCTCGTGATCGGCGTAGCGCGCGAGCTCGGGCTCGTCGAGCCCTCGTTCGACGTCAACGGCTACAGCCGCCTGCCCGACGGGCAGACGCTGCTCGAGCACTGCCGGCGCTGGATGCGCGAGGTCGCCCGCGATGCCATGTCGGTCGGCGACGTGCTCGTCGTGCGCTTCGACCGTGAACCGCAGCACTTCGGGTTCCTCGTGGACTACCGGCACGGCGGCCTGGCCATCGTGCACGCGGCCACGAAGTACGGCCGGGTCGTCGAGACGCGGCTGCTGTTCGGCACCTCGCCGCGATCCATGAAGTTCGTCGCGGCCTTCGCGCTGCCAGGGGTGGACTGAGATGGCGCAACTGGCATTCGCCGCCGCCGGCGCGGCCGCAGGTTCGGTCTTCGGTCCGCTCGGGACGCAGATCGGCTGGGCCGCGGGCTCGATCATCGGCGGCGTGCTCTTCCCGCCGGAGCAGGACGTTCCCGGCGTCGGCGACCTCAAGGCGCCGGCCGTGCAGTACGGCACGCCGCTGCTGCGGCTCTACGGCACCAACCGCACCGCCGGCACGCTGGCCTGGTACAGCCCCAAGCGCGTGATCCCCGGCGACTCCGGCAAGGGCACGCCGGGTGCGGTGACGTCGGACACCGCCGAGATCGACCTGCTCTACATCGTCAGCGTCGACAGCGACATCCATTCGCTGCTGCGCGTGTGGATCAATGGCGAGCTCAAGTGGACCGCCCGGGCCGACTCCGATACCTCGTCGATCGAGGTCAGCGCCGCGACCGACGCCTGGACCTCGATCGAGTTCCTGGACGGCGCGGACGATCAGCTGCCGCACCCGGTCATCGAGGCAATCGAGGGCGTCGGCAACGCGCCGGCCTACCGGCACCGGCAATGCGTGCTGATCGAGGGCCTGCAACTCGGCCAGAGCGGGCAGATCCCGCTGGTCGAGTTCGAGGTCTCCAAGGCGATCACCGACACCGAGGCGTTCATGCTGTTGGCGCCGCTGACGACGGACACGGCCGACACGATCCTGCCGGCGACGACGACCTACGGCAGCGGATCAGGTCTCGGGGCGTCCACCGCCGAAGGGACGCTGATCACATGGGACGAAGTGACACCCAATGCGCAGAGTGCGCTTCGCTTCTATGACGAAGACCTGGACCCCGAGAAGCTGGATCTCAGTCTCTACTCTGGTCAGGAGGTGACAGTCTCCGTCCATGCCACGTTTGTCAGCACGCTGGTCGGCGGGA